ATTTGGTGTTGCAGGAGGAATTGATGAAGCAAGGGAATGCGCCCACGATGTTTTTCTGTGCGACGAATAAAGATGAACTAACAACGTTGAAAAAACAAAAGTTGGGGAAGACAAGAGTGTTCCTCCAGTCAGGTTTAGATTTGACGCTGTTGACTAGACGGTACTTTGGCCATTTTATTAGCAACTACTTAGAGCGAATGGGTTTCGATATTTGTAGTGCGGTGGGATGTGATAAGGATTCAGTCTGGGGTGCGTTCAAAACAGGATTAGAAAGTCGTGGTGGGAATGGATTTGATATTGATTTCTCAAACTATGATGGTAGTGTCCCTCAATGTGCAGTGGAGTGTTTTCTTGAAGTTGTGAATAATTATTATGAAGACGAGTATTCGCTCGTTAGAGAAGCAATATTCCATAGTGTTGTTCACTCAGTGGTGATAGCAGGAGAGTTGGTTTTTGAGAAGGATGTTGGAATAACATCGGGGATTGTTGGAACAGAGATAACCAATACGGTTGAGAATCTATACCTCATGCTGATAGCGTATCAGGTGGCAAAGGATTCTGCGGGTCTGGAACCGAGTCTGAAAGATTTTGACGAAAATGTTCGCATGTTGGCGTATGGTGATGATGTGATCATGGGAGTGACAGATGAAGTGTTAAGTTTTTATAATCGAAAGACTATAAAGGAGGTGATGAAGTTTGTTGGTATGACTGTGACAGCTGCAAATAAGGAAGCAGCAATAATTCCTTTTGAACCAGTGTCTAATTTGAGTTTCTTGAAATCTGAGTTTATTCAGAGGGATGGATATGTGGCGTGCCCGCTACCTCGAAAAGTGATACACCGTGAGTTGATATGGGAAAAGAAAGTTAACACGGGTGATGAGACGATTATGACCCAGAAGATTGATGTGGCTATGCAGATGATGGCACATCATGGTGAAGAGGCTGTTGATCAGTTGCGAGAGCAGTTGAAGCAGCAAAGAGTATCTGTAGATTTTGATTTCAAGTTGTGGGAAATCAAAATAAGAGATAAGCAAGAGATTGCTTATGTGGAAGGTGTTAGTAAGCGAGGTACTAATGCGATTGAGTATTATCTTGGAGATGATGAGGAGTTTAAGGACGCTTTTGATTTTGATGTGGACTGGGATTTATAAGAAGTTTTGTTTTATTATATTTTATTTCTTTTATTGCATAATTGTATTGTATAAACACATAACTTACATACATACTTAGTCGTAAATTTAGTAGAAGTTACGAAAGACAACAAAGATGGAACGAAAGGTTCGCTTTCACTAAACACTCCACTTGATGAAGTTGAGGTAAATCGGTCTCATTGTGCCGGTTCCTCCAACCTCTCTCATTTGGCTTGTTTGATTGACGAGTTTCGGTGAGTCCTACTTGAGTTATTTCTTCTGTTATAAAATACGCAACAACACAACACAACGAGAATCCTCGGTTTTAACCTGTCTGCGAAAGCTTGCAATTTTA